GAAAGATTACACGCTTTTAAAAGAGCCGACAAACAAGCAGGAGCAATTGGTAAACTGGGAGACTTTGAATTTTATGGAACAGCTACAGGGAAAGCGGGTCTTCAAGGAGTAAAAGCTTTTTCTAAAAAACAAAACAAAGCTATTCCAACTCCTTATAATAAAACAGCAGTTTTACCTGAGAGAATGATTAAGCTGGCTAAACAATATAATTCTGAGGCAAGACCTATTATGATTTCTAAATCAGATCCTGACCTCCCTTGGAAAATTGTAGTATCCCATAGTGCGAGAACAGGTACTGATGCAAGAATGTTAGGTTTTAGAAAGCCTATAGACGAACATTTGATTGCTTTTAAAACCGAGGTAGAAGCTAAATATTATCTAAAGGAAATTAGTGGTGTGAGTAATGCTAAAATACTTAAATTAGAAGCTAATGATCCAAGATTATATTCTGAAGCTTTTGGTTTGAAAATTACCCCAGATATGTTAGAAAAGCCTTTCAAGCTCTACAAGAAAGAAGGTGGGCTAGTAGTCGACATATTTAAATGGTAATATAGTAGCAGTTTATAAACTATAAGGAGATATATATCATGGCAAAAAAGCTATTAAAAAAAATCGCTAAAGCTGCAGTTGCAGCAGGCGCTGCCTATGGCATGTCAAAAGCCATGGCAGGAAAAAAAGGTTGGCGTTCTCATTTGAAGCATACATTTGGAAAAGCACCAATTAAACAAGTTGGTGGAGATGCAAGTATTGCGGAAGGAGTGTATGGCGCAAGATTTCATAAACCTGATCCAGGCTTTTTACATAAGCAGAAAATAAACATCCTAAGACCTAAAAAACAAGGATGGAAAGAGAAAATTCAGGACTGGTGGAGTAATACGCCTTGGCCTAAAATGTATCAAGGTGACTTAGTTAAATCACAAACTAGAGGAACAGGTGCAGCTGTGAAAGGTACGACTCACGAAATCATGCCTGGAATGGATGCAGCTAAATCTGGAAAAATGATTCACGCAAAACAAGGTTATTATGCTAGAGAAGATGAATCTATTGGAATGAGACTTGGCAAGAAAAAAAGTAAACATGCTAAGAAAGTTGCAAGAGATGAGTCTTATGGCGACTGGGGTAAAAGAGGAAAAGATTGGAAAGTCAAAAAAGCTAATCGAGGTACAATGGTCAGAACTAGAGGCTCCAATCCTGATAACCCTTACGTTATGCAAGGTGGTTCAGTTGACGTTCATACTAAATTGAATGGTACGCTTAAAACTAGAACTTGGTAATTATGGCCGATGTGGAGAGACAAAATCCGATCGTTGAGGATGAAGACCCAACGAGTGAAGAAGAGATTGCTGTAGAAGTTGAAAGACCGAGCGATGAGCCGGTTGAAATGGGAGACGAGACAGACGAAAACCCTGACAGCTTCTACGCTAATCTTGCGGAAGATATGGATGTCCGTACTCTTCAGAGAATGGCCAATACACTTATCACCGAATATAAAAAAGACAAAGTCAGTAGAAAAGATTGGGAGACAACTTATAAAAACGGTTTAGATCTTTTAGGATTTAAATTTACTGAAATGACTCGACCATTTAGAGGGTCTGCGAATGTTACTCACCCATTACTTGCAGAAGCAGTCACGCAATTTCAAGCACAAGCTTTCAAAGAACTTCTTCCATCTGATGGTCCAGTCAGATGTAAGATTGTAGGAGAAGAAACTCAAGAGATACAAAGACAAGCAAATAGAGTTCAAGACTTCATGAACTATATGCTTACAGAAAAAATGGAAGAGTACACCCCAGAGATGGATCAACTTTTATTTTATCTTCCACTAGCAGGCTCTGCTTTTAAAAAAATTTATTATGATGAAGTAATGGAAAGAGCTGTAGCAAAATTTGTTCCAGCCGAAGATTTAGTTGTTCCTTACTTTGCAACAGATTTATTAAGTTGTGAAAGAATTTCTCACATAGTTAGAATGAGTGAGAACGATATTATTAAAAGACAAAAAGCAGGTTTCTATAGAGACATTGAACTTAAACCGGCACAACCTAAACAAGACGAAATTCAAAAAAAATATGATGAATTAGAAGGTATTACGCCAACTGCGGATCGACCAACTAATTTTAATATTTTAGAAATGCATGTTGATTTAAATTTAGAAGAATTTGAAATGCAAAATGCAGAAAAGCAAGTTAAAATTCCTTATATAGTTACAATAGACGAGGGATCAGCTGAAGTCTTATCAATTTACAGAAATTATAAGCCAGATGATCCCTTACACAACAGAATTGAATATTTTAATCATTATAAATTTTGTCCAGGCTTAGGATTTTATGGTTTTGGATTAATTCACATGATTGGTGGATTATCTAGAACTGCAACTCAAGCTTTAAGACAATTATTAGACGCAGGAACCCTAAGTAACCTTCCAGCAGGGTTTAAATCTAGAGGAATTCGAATTAGAGACGATGATCAACCATTTGCACCTGGAGAATTTAGAGATGTAGACGCTCCAGGTGGAAATATTAAGGATCAATTTCAAATTTTACCTTTTAAAGAACCTTCAGCAACACTTTTTCAACTTTTAGGATTTGTTGTAGGTGCGGGACAACGATTTGCAGCTATTACTGACATGTCAGTTGGGCAAGATTCTCAAAATAGAGCAGTGGGAACTACAATGGCACTCTTAGAACGTGGCTCAAGAGTCATGACAGCTATTCATAAACGTTGTTACAACGCAATGAGACAAGAATTTAAACTTTTAGCATCTATTTTTGGTACTTACTTACCTCCTGTTTATCCATATGCAGTTTATGGTGCAGATAGAATGGTTAAAACACAAGATTTTGATGAAAGAGTAGATGTAATTCCAGTTGCAGATCCAAATATTTATAGTTTAACTCAAAGAGTTACTCTTGCAAACGAGCAATTAAAGATTGCTATGTCTAATCCAGGTATGCACAACCTTAGAGAGTCGTATAGAAGACTATATGAAGCTTTAGGAACTAGAGAAATTGATAAAATTTTAAAACCAGAACCGCCAATTGTGCCTAAAGACCCTGCAATTGAAAATGCTGAAGCTTTAAAAATGCAACTGCCTCACGCATTTCCTCAACAGGATCAAGACGCACACATTGCAACACACGCAGCTTTTATGCAATCACGAATGGTTCAAATAAATCCAATGGTTTATGCTAATTTACAAAGTCATATTTCTCATCACATTAGTTTAAAAGCTCAAGGAGAAGTCGGGGCTCAACTTCAAGACGATCCTCAATTACAAGAACTGATGAAATCAGATCCTGAAGGAGCACAAATTAGAATTGAAGGAATGATTGCACAAAGAGTAGCACAAATTACCGAAGAATTAGTAAAAACAGAACAATTAACAAAACAGCAAGATCCATTAGTTGCTTTGAAACAAAGAGAGTTAGACTTGAAAGCTATGGATATGCAGCGTAAAGTAACAGAGAAAGGTGCTGATCTTGAAATGAAAGAAGAACAGTTTGATGAAAACATTGATATTCAAAAAATGAAGTTAGAAAGTGTTGAAGATCAAGCTGGAGAAAGAATTAGAATAGCTGAAGAAAAACTTCAGCAAACACGAGATATAGCAGAAGCTAAATTACAAGTTGAAAAAATGAAGCGTACTGCTGAAGATCGTAGAACGAAAGAACGAGGTAAGAAAAAATAATGGGTAAAAGAGGAAGAACAGACGCTGGGCCAAACAGAACTACAGCCTATAAAGCAGGGGTCGGTTCAATAGATGAATCAGGAAAAGTTGTTGGTAGAAGTCATCAGGAAGTACATGGTGGTAATGGTAATACTACAACTACTAAAACTAAAACTACTACAAGTGGTGACGGTACAACTACTAAAACAGATAAGCCAAGATTCGTTCCAAGTATTGCTTACCATGTTTGGCAAGGAGTAAAAAACTGGGGTGATGACTACAATCAGAAAAAGAGAGAAAAGTTTGCACGAGACGAAGGTTTATACAGAGAGTATGCTATGTCGAATCAAGGTTTATATAATACTAAATCACATCACGGTATAAAGAGCACTGGTTCAACACTTGATGTCATGAGTAAGACAGGAAAAGATTATTTAAAAGAAGCAGGTTATGGACCTTTTCAAGATAAACCAGATACCGGAGGAGATGGATCTGGGCAAAGATGTCCAGATGGAACTATGCCCCCTTGTCCACCACAAGCAACATCTACTCCTGCCGTAACTCCCGCATCTACTACATCAACATCTACTTGGAAACTTTATCCAGAAGGTAGTGATTATATAACAGGTAAAGGTTATGACACAGGAGGAGGAGTTCGAAAAGGACCACCACCAAAAAGAGGACCTAATCCACAAGTACCACCGGTGTTGTTTTCACGAGGTGGCGGATGTGCTATTAGA